AAGCGCGGATCTCCTTCCATCATTTCTACATATTCAAGGTAGACCCTCGCCGATTTTCCGCTTTCCAGCTTAATCTGATGCTTGCTGTCATAAGCGGCGGTATATTGGTAAAATCCATCCTTGGATGTAGGACTGCCATTTCGCAGACATTCCCTTGCCACAGCTTTTAAGGCAAATTCATCACCCGCATTCACCGCCGATGTAAATTTGCACTTATGCGAACCCATGCCCTGTGAAATTTCAATGCTTCCCGCCGACATTGGTTGTTTCGGATAGATATATAAATCAAGACCCGCTGAGGTTTCTCCAGTATTAAAAAGGACAAGAGTCGCACTGCCACGCACCACAGCATTTTGGTAGCGAGGAGTATTTCCGCTACTTCGGAGCATAACGCTGTTGTGGGGCGTATAGCCTGTTAGTTTGTCGCCTTCTTGAAGTTGAAGGTCGGTATAGTAAATCTCGCCAGTACAGTCGGCTATGAGTGGTCGGATGGTTACGCTAACGATTCGTTTGTCCTCTTTGAGCTTAATTACCTCTGCAAATCGGATGAAGTTGTTAATGACCATAAGTACCACCTACCCATCGAGAGTCCATTGAATTTCACAGACATGGCCGACCCAGCCCGTGGCAACGACACCTGCTTGAAGCATTAGATCAGTGAAGAATACTTCTCCCGTGCAATTCTGTATAACGAGTCGAATGGTGATGGAGCGCAGCCTGCCATAACCTCTGGGTGATGCATCCCGCGCCACTTGTTGAAAAGATACCATGCAAATTCACCGTCCTCTCAATACAAATCAATAAATCGTGTTTCGGTTGTCCCGTCCTCGTATTCAAATACCACCTCGATACCGACCTGTCCGTTCGTTCTCTTGCTTAGGTTATTCGATCCTATTTGCGCCGATATGGTGTAGTTGCGTCTTGATGCCGGATAAACTGTTTGTGCCATACTTTTGGTCATATTCGCCACGCCAACTGCCTTAAAGGAAGCTGTACCGGACACACCGTTTTCAGTATCCACTTCAAAACCGCTATTTTGCCAATAGGCGAAGCCGTCGTCGGCTCGGGAATTTCGCAAATGATTAAAGGGAACCATATCTTTAATTTCCTGCCCAATGAGGTTGCTTTGGTCGAACTGGTCAGCAATCGTCGAGGAGGAAGAGTCGCCCAGTTCTCTAAGTTTGGTGGAGAGTTCCAGTACGGTTTTCCATGGCTCTTGAAGGTTGTACTGGCGGCGTACAATTCGTGTTTTAATGGTCAGATTCAAATCCCTGTCATCAACGGTTACAATGTCACCTAAATCCCATCGCTCATGCTCATAGCCCGTCAGCACGGACAAATCCATCGCCGATAGGACATAGGATACGCGGGGCTTTGCATATTCGGCAAGCCGCATATTGGTAAATTCAAGCATCTGATAGGGGTTTGTAAAATTAGAACAGTCAAGGGTAGCTACCCGAACCTCGCTTGAATAGCTGAAGTCCTCCACGTAGTCCTTGCCACCATTGATTGCAGCGAACGTCATGCCGTCCTTACCGATAGCATAGAGCCTCGTGACAAGGGATCGGGTATCGACTACACGCTTAATCCCGGTCAGGTTTTTACGGTAGGCAAAGAGTGCCCCACTGTCTGTTCCGCTGAATGTCAGTAAATCCACACGTCTGTCCCGACTGTGGAATACCAAATCGCCGCCATGGATGTTCTGTACCATTCGAAGTATGGAGAGTGCGTTTTTCTCTTGGCAGGTCCATGTTCTCAGGGTGGTTACATTTACTGTACCGACTTCCCAGCCTGTACCTTCAAGTGCAAATGCCATCGGGACAGCGGGCAGGTCAGCGTTAAATTCAACTGGTTGTTTCTCTGCAGAAAAAGTCAGGTCATAGAATGCCGCTTCCGCATAGACCGTTGTGAGTATACTATTGCCATCCGAGCCTTTTTCATCAGTCATTGTCCGAATACGATAAACATCCTCAGCAATTTGTACCTGCTTCTCGTTGTCGAGCATTATGCGCTTCGGGTCACTGTAAGGCAACTTGAATTCCAGGGTGTCCGCTCCGTTGATCTCGCCCGTAACAATGATGTCATAAGCATTCTCCAAAACCGTTTCCCACGCTCCGTTCTCATCCAAAATAACAGGGCGGGCAAACCCCAGTTTCTCATACGGAGATTTGGGGATATCATGAAGCGTTATATCGAGTAGCTTTGGTGTAACCGTTGTATCGCTGGTGGTGAGCGTTACCCTGTAGCGGATATATGAACGATTCGGTGAGGTCAGTTCGCCGTTTGTGCCAACTGCCTGCCATGCCGACCAGTTCTGCATATCATCTGAGGTTGATGTTTCTATCAGTGAAATGGACGTGACACCCGCGGTGTATTCACTTGTTGCAGATACTCGACCGCTCCCGGCAAGGCTGCATTCGGTGGCAATAGTCGTCAGTTGGCCGCTTTCGGGGTAGAGATTACCAATTCCCTTACGTAGGGTGACAACCCCCGGCTCAGTTAACGCATCCACGTCACCCGAAGTGTCTCCTCCATTTGCAAGCATTGCTTGACGGAAGTAGTGAATCAAGTCATCAATAGTTAAATTGCTGTCTGTTTCAAAGAACCACTCATCCAAGCCACCTGCGTAGTAATACTGGTTTGCGTGCATTCCCATAACGATATCCGCTACACAGGATGGATTCAATGTACCAGTAAATGTTCGCAAAGGGGCTGTCCAAACTACACCGTCGGCACGATTACACAGAACTATCTGAGATGTTTTTTCCGTCACATTTATGATCGCAGAGAGAAAATACCAACCACCATTGACCATGTTGAATCCAGGTGTTTCGGTTTGGTCAAGGATAAGCGTTCCTGATGAATTATAGAGCATCATTCGCGGCCGCCCTTGATAGAGGGAGATATAAAAAATAGGCTGACCGGGTCCTTGCCTTGTATTGAAAAGCGGAATGTAGTTCTGCCCTACAGAATAGGTGGTCGGGTTAATCCAACCGCCGACGGCAATTTTCTCACCGAGATCAGAAAAGAACGTACCGTCGTTGGTGGCGACAAGGTGCGTTTTTTCTGTGGTCGGATTGTTGATGTTCATTCGGAAATACCGCCCAAATCTGCCGTTTGGTAAAGAAGCGGTTGTGCCGCTCCATCCAGAGACAGTAAAATGCCGTCCGTTGGCGGAAGAGTCTGCAAGGCGAGTATTACTATCCGGCGTGGATTCGTTGAAACGCCAGAGTGCTGATGTTTTTACGGTTGCAGGAATCTCGCCCGTAAAGTCTGTTTGAGAAGTCAATATGGATTTTACCGCCATGTCCTCACCTCCAACGGCTCTTCGCCTGTATTTGCAGTTCTGTAAATGTCGCACCGATTGCCGTAATGGTTATGATGTTCGTTCCTTTGCGGAGAATTGGAAAATTCAACTCTTGAAGCAGAGGCAGACCATTACGGAGCGTTTCGCCAGTTCTGTCTACCACCTTGGCAGTAACTAATCCGCTGTCGATGACGAGGGTTTCTCCGGCAGCCAAAGGCCCGACAATGCGAAGTTCTTCGTCATTTGTTTTCAACGACACATAGGTTGATGCCCCTGACTGAATGATGCCTTTCAAAAGGAAAACAGGCAATGAGTCTGTATTGCCTTTACTCCTCGTGACTGTATTTGCACCCTCTTGGGTTAGTGTAAAACTCTCGTCTGTCAAAGCGTAAGCATGTGGGTCGGGACAGACGAAGTTCAAGTCAAATGCGCCTGCCGAGCGAATAAGCCGTTCACAGTTCACGGCATCCTGCAGTCTCGCTGTGAAATAGCGGTCGGGGACATCGTCAAACACAAGTTGTTTCAGCCCTTTTTTGGGATCTAACCACTCGGCAAGGCCGTCTAACACTCCAACCAGAGAAGCGAGATTGTGCAATGGAGCAATATTACAGCTCACAGTTATGACCCGCTCTGCGCTATCACTGCCAAAGTCTGCCACACCTGGCTTGCCGGGTATGGAAACAAAGGAATTACGCAAGGGAGGCGAAGCCTGCCAAGAGGTCAGACGAGCCTTGACGTTCATGCTTTGTGATGAAATTCCGTTGAAAATAAAGCCCATGCCAACACCTCCTTATGCCGGGCTAAACCGTCCCTGCGCCCGCGAGCCGGTCTGCATCAGGTTATAAAGTTCCTGTGATATTCTTCGGATGTCATCCTCGCT